GGATAGGGGAGAAAACCACCACCCCACCGTCAAGCCCATTGACCTGATGCGATACCTCTGCCGCCTCGTCACCCCGCCCAACGGCATCGTTCTTGACCCATTCAACGGGTCAGGCTCAACAGGGTGCGCCGCAATGCTGGAAGGCTTTCAATACATCGGGATTGAACGAGAGGCCGAGTATATTGCCATCTCCGAAAAACGCATCCAAGCCCGCACAAGGCAACCCAAGCAACTGACCCTTCTATGACGCAGGCAGAATACCTCACCGCTCAAAAGCACCGCCACTATTGGGAGCAATATCAGGCTCACCTGTATATGCGCCTATCGCCCGAAGCCGTCCATGACCTGCAAACCATCCTTGTAGCCCACGGCAGACCCAATACAAATTGGTGGTGTGCGGATTGCGTAAAATCTGCCCTTCAATACATTTACCAAGAGGCAGACACCTTCGCCCAAGACAATCAAGACACCGTCAACCATGCCCTTACCAACACCCCAAAGCAATGAAACCAGCGACCAATTCCTTGGCCGTTGTATGTCCAACGCAAATACCATGGCAGAGTTCCCAGACGCATCCCAACGGCTGGCAGTGTGCAGCAACCTCTACGCCAACCACAAGCGTCAAGCGTTTGAATCTTATGCCGACTATGGCGAAGGGGTACGCAATAACGCCAAGCGTGGCATTGAACTCAACGAGCGTAATGGCAACAAGTGTGCGACCACCATTGGCCGCCGCCGTGCAGCCGATATTAGTGACGGCAGGGCGTTATCGGTGCAAACCATTAAGAGGATGTATTCCTATCTCAGCCGGGCTGAGACGTACTACGACAACGCTGACTCTACCAGCGACTGCGGTTATATCTCATACCTCCTTTGGGGTGGCAAGGCAGCCCTTGGCTGGTCACGCAATAAACTCCGAGAACTTGGCGAACTCGACTAAAAAATCAAATCAAGAGGAACAAATCCAAGCAAGGACGGAATCCCTTATGATGGTCATTTCGACCCTGTGCGACTGCATTACTGCGGTGGATGAATCCAACGCACCCAATGCCTACGCCGTAAAGATGAAAATCGTGGACAAGATTGACCAACTAATTGACAAAATCGAATACTGATGCCAGCAGGTAGGCCGAGAACATTCAAGACACCCGAAGACCTTTGGGATGAGTTTGTTGAATACTGCGATAAAACCAAGGAGCATCCAATTATTGTCAAGGATTGGATTGGGCCAAAAGCTATACCCGTATATCGTGAGAAAGAAGCTCCTTTGACCATGGAAGGGTTCAAACTACACCTTTGGGATAAGGGCATTGCAGATGGGGGAAGAGATTATTTTAGCAATAAAGGGGGAGCATACGAAGAATTTTCCGCCGTCTGCTCACGCATAAAGGAATCGATACGAGCCGACCAAATCAAAGGCGGCATGGCGGGCATCTACAACCCCTCTATTACGCAACGGTTGAACGGCTTGGTCGAGAAGCAAGAAACCAGCATCCACATCGAGCAACCCCTGTTCGGGGATGGAGTTTAAGTACACCACAGCCATCAAGAAGATTCGGGCGATGTCTGCCCGAAAGAAGGTCATTCAAGGCGGCACGTCTGCATCCAAGACCTTCGGCATCCTTGCAATTCTCATCGACCACGCCGCCAAGCATGGCAAGTCCGAGATTTCGGTGGTGTCCGAATCCGTGCCTCACCTGCGCAGGGGTGCAATCAAGGACTTTGCCAAGATTATGCAATGGACTGGCCGTTGGGTTCCCGACCGTTGGAACAAAACGCTGCTGCAATACAACTTTGCCAACGGCAGCATCATCGAGTTTTTCTCTGCTGATTCCGAGGCTCGCCTGCGTGGGGCAAGACGGCAAATCCTGTACATCAACGAGGCCAACAACATCGACTTCGATTCCTACTACCAGCTTGCCATCCGCACATCGCAGGAGATATTCATTGACTTTAACCCTACGCACGAATTTTGGGCGCACACCGAAGTCCTACCCGAAACCGATGCGGAGTTCCTCATCCTCACCTATCAGGACAACGAAGCCCTGCCCGATACGATTCGCATTGACATTGAACGCAATCAAGCCAAGGCAGAGCATTCCGCATACTGGGCCAACTGGTGGAAGGTGTACGGCCTCGGTCAGGTTGGAACGCTTCAGGGTGCGATTTACGGGGATTTCTCGGTGGTTGATGGTATAGACCCAAGCACAATGAAATTCATCGCCTACGGCCTCGATTGGGGCTTCAGCAGCGACCCTACGGCATTGGTTGCCGTTTACCGCAGGGGGGATGACCTGTTCGTGCATGAGCTGCTGTACAACCGTGGCCTCACCAACTCCGACATCGCTGGCAAACTAAAGGAGTTCGGCATTACAAGGGCTTGGGAGATTGTGGCAGATTCCGCAGAACCGAAGAGCATCGAGGAGATATACCGGCTTGGCTTTAACATCAAGCCAGCGAGCAAAGGCCCTGATTCCATACGCCAAGGGATAGACGTGGTCAAGCGATTCAACCTGCACGTTACCAAGGACAGCACAAACCTTATCAAGGAACTCCGCTCGTACACTTGGGCCACCGACAAGGATGGCAAGGACACAGGCGTTCCCATCGATTCGTTCAATCACGCCTGCGATGCCCTGCGCTATGTGGCCCTCAACAAACTTGCGGTCAGCAATTCGGGGAAGTATTTGGTGGTGTAACTTTGCCCCATGAAACTCATCCACTACTACCACATCTACTGCGGAGGCGGTGGCCAATGGCAACTCATCCTGAACCAGCACATGATGGCCTTGTGCAACTACGGACTTATCGAGCAGTTGGACGAGATTCGGGTGGGTATCGTTGGCCCGCCTGACCAGCGCAAGACCGTCAAGGAAATACTTGACAATTCCCTTATAAAAGACAAGGTCAAGGTCGTAGTCACCCGCACCAACGCTTGGGAGCAGGCCACGTTGACTGAGATGTACAAGGCCAGCCAAGACGAGGATGCGGCCTACCTGTACGCTCACACCAAAGGCAGCAACGATTCCAGCCTCATCAACCAACTTTGGTGCAGGTCGATGATATTCTTTAACGTAGTGGCTTGGGAGCGGTGCCTTGCTGAACTTGCCAACGTGGATGCTGTGGGAGCGTATTGGCTAACCAAAGAGGAGTTTCCGCAGATTGCCGACCACAACAACCCCGATGGGTATCCCTACTTTGCTGGCACGTTTTGGTGGGCCAAGTCAAGCCACATCCGCAAACTTGGCGAGCCCGTGAGGGAACACCGATGGCAGGCCGAGCATTGGATTGGCAAGGCTGAGGGCATGACCGTGTACAACTCCTGCAAGGGGTGGCCTGCGCCTGATAAGTTTGTCATAACTTTTTAATATGCCAAAGCTTATTCTTGCAACAGGAACGGATGCAGGTTATCTGCGAAAGATTCAACCATACCTTGACACGGTGCAGGCAAATTCTAACTTTGACGAAAATTGGATATTTTTTGTGGGCGGGGAACACCAAGAACCTCGTTCAAAATTTAAGGTAGCCAAGGTCAATCCAAGCGACTGCAAAGCGTTAGTGCCATCGTGGCCTTGCGTCCAGCATGGAGATTTTTTAACAAGTTTAGACCACAATTTCAATCTTAATGATATTCTTGTCTATACGGATGGCGATATGTTTTTGCAACGCCCTTTGACTGATGCAGAATATAAGTGGTTGCGTGGATTAAAAGACATGGAAATTGCTATGGGTTACAATGCTGGGCCAAACGACACGCTTCTTGACGAAGGCGCAAGGATTCAGCCAATCAAGGATTGGCGACAAATAGACGATGTTGAGATTATCCCTTGCTCCAACGGCGGGGTCATTGCTTGCACCGTTTATACGTATTATCAACTTTATGAACAGTATTTGAAGTATTGGCACGAAATCAACGAAATTTTTCACCACTACGCAAAAGGCCAATGGCTAATATCGTGGGTCATCTATAAAGCCGCAAATTTTAATTTAATTCGTCAACCTTATAGCTTTCATTTACACAATCACCATCCGATGCCGCAGGGGTCTGCATTTAACGAGAACGGCCTGTTGACGTTTGAAGGCGAGGTTGTGGCCTTTCGTCATTATACACCCTACGGACATCAACCACCAAAGCCATGAAACTGCAAGACCTTACTATTGACCAGTTCCAACGCATCGCCGCCTTGGAGTTCAGCCCTGCCCTCAACGATGCTGACAAGCGTGTGGGCGTGGTTGCGATTGTGGAAGGGGTAGAGGTAGCCATCGTCAGAGATATGCCAGCCAAGAGCCTTACAAAGCGTTACAAGGCTATCGTCAAGGAATGGAACGAGTTGCCTGCCCTTGCGTACAAGCGGAAGTTCAAAGCAGGGGGCAAGTGGTGGATTCCCACGGTGTTTACGGATGAACTTACGGCAGGGCAGCTCATTGACCTGATGGACATGAACACCACGGACGAGCGGCAACTTGTGCAGAACCTGCATCGCATCATGGCAACGCTGTGCCGGGAGGCAGGGTGGTTCGGTTGGTTCCCCAAAAAGTACGATGGGGCAGGCCATGCTCAAAGGGCAGACCTGCTCAAGGCCCACGCCAAGGTCGGCGATGTTTGGGGGGTCGTTAGTTTTTTTTTGCTAAGTTCCGAGAGTTACTTGCAAATTTTGAGCGACTATTCAGCACACCTGACGAAGACGGCGAAGGGCCTGTAACCAATCCCCTTGCTGGGTACGGTTGGCTCATGGTCGTGTGGCGCATGGCCAACAAGGACGTGCTGAAGTTCGATGCCATTTTTGCCATGAAAGCGGTGGAGTTCCTGAATTATGCAATGCTTATCCACGACATCTTGGAAGCCGAGAGGCAAGAGGCAGAGCGGATGCGGAGGCGGTAGGACACTAATTTGGGCGGGTTACATTTACCAGCATGGAGTTTGACGTATTTGTCGGAGGGTCAGGCAAGAAGCTGACCGATGTGCAGAGGGCTGCCCTTGCTGACTTCGGGGTAACGCTTGAGGAAGGAGCGATTGACAACAAGTCTTATGCCTTGGTAAAAAAGTGGTTGCAGGGCGTTATCGTTATGGCCAAGCAGAACCTTGCAAAGTCA